CTCGTACCCATTTTGCATGATGCCCTACCCAACCACTATGCCAGAATAGCTCACTTTGTTTACTTGAGTCACCTCCCCAATGAAAAGGATTAAAACCATCACTCCAACCAGTTATACCAACTGCATCTTCATATGTAACAGGATTGGGATAATTCCATATACCATCAACAATATTATTATTTGGAAGCCATTGCCATACTACTTCATTTGTATCTTCCGAACTCCAAATCCATTTAGAATCTTTAAGTTCTGGATCTATTTTATCATCTGTTACTTCTCCGAGGTCTGTCCAATTCTTATTTTCTGCATCTGTTATTTGCCAAGTGCCAGGTAAATCTACAGTTAAAGTTGAACCTGCAAAATCATCATAATAATGTTCTTTATCTTGATCACCTGTTCTATATTCTTTACCTTTATATGTTACTTTTGAAAGAAAACCACGTGGTTCTGTACCAAGGTTGGTAGTATAGAGTTTTAATTTATCAGTTGGTTCAAAATCATCAAGAGTAATTGTATTAGTTACTTCTGGATTATCTACATCTGAAACTAATGTAATTTTTGGTTCACTTACCCACAATATTCCTTCTGGACCAAAATACCCGTCTATACGAAATAGGGGCCCGATATTTCTATCTCCATAAATTGAAGAACCCATTCTTGAAAGGTCAAAATCTTCTTGAACTTCAAATGTATATTCTGCCTTCTCCCATTCACCCTCTTTTGATACTGGAATAAATCTTAGTGTGTTTCCAACGGTGGTAGTAGCTGAATCCCAAAATACTCCATCAATTGGTGCTTCTTTTTTCCAATATCTTATATATACTCTGGCACCTTTACCAACAGTATCAGATTTTTGCCACCAAGAAATTTTTAGTTTATCACCAATTTTAATTCCTTGTGATTCAAAACTAAAAGGTGGTCTTTGATCAATCCACTGGCCACGATGTTCTAATGAAATTGGATGATCTGCACTTCCATACCCCCATCTATTACCATATGCATAATTGATAGTATGATCTGGTACTCTATTTCCATCTATATCAAAATATTTACCATTATAATCCGGATGATTTGGATTTTGAAATTGTGAATTTTGGTCTATGAATTTCATAGCAGGACCACCACCGTGACCTTCACCATTAACCCATTTTGCTTGATGACCTAACCAACCCGTTTTCCAGAATGCATATGCTCCTGAACTACTCCAAGAATGTACTGACAGACCAGAACTCCAAGCTACCGGATGAACAGAACGAACATTTAATGCTGGATCTTGTCGTTTCCATATTCTTTCATGTACATTAACGGATGGCTCCCATTCCCATCTAAGTTCTCTATAATTTGGACCAGTCCATATTACCTTACAATCCTCTAAATCTTTATGTACTTTACCTTTCCATTGTTTTACCTTTTCAGGAATTCCATAAGTTTTTGTTGGTAGAAATATATTTGATCCAAATATAGCTGTAGTATCAAACCAATCATATATATCGTCACCAAAACCAAATTTCCACCATTTGGCTCTTCTCCTTAAAGTAAAGGCTCTTGCATCCCAAATACCATCAGTTGTAATAGAAATTTCTTGGTCATCATCAGATTGATATTTTGATTTTGGATCTCCAGTTTTATATATTTGATTATTATAATATATCTTGCCAATGAAACCGTTTTTTCCACCCGTATTCTCTGTTAAAATTCTTAATTTATCACCGTCTACAAGAGAATCTAAAGACCATTCTTTTGATTCCTTCCAATTATCATGTGTACCAATTTGAATTTCTTCTCCGTTGGGTCTAAGTCTATACAAAGTATATTTAGTATCAACTTGTAATATGATTTTATTATCTGTAGTACTATGATACGGACTTGCTGTAGCACCCCACTCACCTTCATTCTTATTTTCTCGGATCTCACTGCCATCAGGATTAATTAATTCTAAATCATCGATTTCCTTAACTTCTTCAGGAATACCATATTCACCAATTAATTCTTCTATTCCATCTGAATCTATTCTATATAATCTGTAAATGTCATTACTATGTATAGTAACAATTAATTCATTGGAATCGGATTGGTTATCACCATGAAATGAACTTTTATGAAGTTTCTTCTCTTCTATAACTATCTCCGGGGCCATTGAAGGTTCTACTGGTATTTCATCTACTACTGTAACATCAACTGGCAAATCATATCTTCCTACTTCTTCCTCATTACCGTTTGAATTAACTTTAATTAATCTATAAGTATCATTGGCCTGTAATGTTATATTTAAATCAGTTGAATCCGTTTGACCATCACCATGAAATGGACTTTTATTAAATTCTGTTTCACTCCCCTTTTCTCTAATAATTGATGCATCAGAATTATCTGTTGGTATCCCATCAACAATAGTTCTATCAGTTTTTACATCAAATGTTTCATCCGTAACAATAGCATTTTTAATAGTAAGAACACCACTTTCTCTATTGTCACCAGATTGCATTAACTCAACTAATCCTTCTTCATCACCATTGAGTGTTGCAGATACCGTATTATCGTCTATAAATTTAATTAAACCAGTAGAAGGGATTTCGAGTTCTTCGGGTCTTTCTTCCATCATATATGAAGTTGGTAACGAAGTTGATGAACCAGGTTCACATTGAATGTCGGTGTAATATCTATTCCCAGACAATACAGGAGTACCAGGTTTTTCTGCACCGGCACCTAAGTACCAAGATAATTTTCCTGTTCCTTCTGGTGGAATAATTATACGACTATATTGACGCTCCCAAGTTTTACCATCAACAACCTTTGTTTCTAATACCGTTCCTACACCACTTATTGTTATTCCATTTACATTATCAGTAAATGCTCTTGAATAAAAATGTGCATCGGTTCTACCATTCCAATCTTCATCGTGATATATCCAACAACTCAATACATAAGTTTCACCGGGTATAACCTCAAAGTCCATTTGATATTCAACATCTTTAGTTCCACCTTCTCCCCCAGCTGGGGAAGTTAATAAACACCACTTACTATGACCTGGATTAGGAAATTCAACTACTTCATTTTTTGGATTACTATCGGTTTCTTGAACAACACCGTTACCCGAATTAAAATGACCATTAGTTGCCAAATTATCTGATGCTGCCGCGGTAATAGTTTCTACTACTGGAGTATAAGTTGATATAGTTTCGGGAGATTCTTCATAATCGATAACAAAGGCATCTCGTATAATAAGAGTCCCACCTTTCATTAATTCATTTAATGATACTTCTTGTCCACCATTAAGAACCCAATTTACTGTAGCAGATTTTCCAGTATCATCAAATGTTAGTGGGGCTTCACCATTTACATCTGCTTGACATAAACACGTATATCCTAATAATCTAAATCGTTCATTCGCATCAGCATCATTTATTGCTGGATTTGGTCTCAGTCTTATTTCAGTTCGAGATGGTGATATTTCTTGTAACCAAAATTTGTCATTTTCTGCGGTAAGTTCTATTTTCTCTTGGGTATCTGGATCTATTACAGGTTTACTCACCGAACCTGCGTAAAGCTTACCATCTGTATCTAATGTAAATTCTCCATCCCAAATAGTTTTATCTTTTTTGACAAATTTAGGTATACTACTGCCACCTATTTCTCTTAAAAAATTAAATACTATTTTATATGTACCACGTTCATATCCCATACTCCTCACATATTGACCTATATCTAAGCTCTCTGGTAATGGGATTCTTATTGTCGCACTTGATAAATAATTATCATCTGTGTCATAAAGACAAACTTCAATTATGTCTGTTGTAAGAGAACCAAATGGAGCAACAGGATCACCTTCATTTAAAGAATTAGCTAATTGCACAAGAGGCAATTCTGTATCTTTTATTCTCGATAATTTTCCTGTTTTTGGATCTATTGTTAGTTGTTTTTTAGGCATTAAAATTCCGTAAATTCTCTATCTAATATTTTATTAAGTTCTTCATTTTCTTCATAATCAAAATATCCATCTTCATACTCAATAGTATGAAAATCACCGTTCACATAGCTTGTTCCATCAGTTCCTTGTCCCGGAATTATTCGTTCAAATAAAAGAATATTTCCAGAAACTGGATCTCTTAAAGTTCCATCTGATATATCTCCAGATTGGATTCTACCCTGAACCATCTCTGAATATTTAGCCTCATCTTCCCTTGTAAGTACTTGATAATATTCGTTATTTTTTAACTCGTCTTTTGAATATGGCATTTTTTATCTCGTTACTTTAAATGAATGGTTTTCATCGAAATATTGAACTGTTTCATCTGATGTTCCGCTTCCACTTACAATTTTATATTCTATTCTATAAAATCTTTCCGACTGTAATCCATTCATCCAAAAATTAAAATAATTTCCTGTAGAATCACAACTAATCAAAGAACCACTCCCATAAGGTACAAGTATATCTTCTGTATAGGCATCTTTAATCTGATAGTAGGTACTTCCACTTGGTAAAGTTTTTGCAGTTATATATCCTGTACTATATCCAGTACTTGAATATGATTTTTCAGGATAGCTTTCTCTACCAACAACTCTAAATTTTACTTTTGAATTTTCTTTATATTTTGGTTTTAATCCTCTCATATAAACAGTCATATCTTCTAAATTTACAGATGAAAGTGCTGACAAAGAACCCGTTGCCCATTTTGAATCATTCCAAACAACTTCTAATTTTGGCTGATAAATTGTATGTGTTTCTCTACTAAAAAATATAAAATGACCATACCGTGTCGCATTTCCTTCCTCAACATTTGAATTTGTATTCGCTATACTACCACTTCTTTTTAACATAAATCCTTCATTTGCAACTGTACCATGTAACCATCTCCAAGTAATATCAGTTACATCCATTCTTAAATCTTTTGATTCATGTGTAAAAGATTGTGAAGCTTCATATCCACTTCCACTATACCAAGTTCCACCAGAAGCTGTTACTGGGGCCCACCATTGGGTTTTATCAGTTGCGTTATCTTTAAACTTCCAACTACTACCATCTGTAATTGCTGGGTTTGCTTTAGCATATCCAGACCCCATATCCCATGATTGACTTACAGGATATCCGTATAAAGTTTGTGATATATTTAAATCTTTTGAATTGGCGTCATATAAATTTAAATAAAATTTTGTAGCTGAGCCTGAAGTAATTAATCCACTTGCAACAGACGATGAGATATAAGTCAAATCAAATTTGATAAGTGTCCGTGAAATATTTATAACACTGCCATCACCATTCATATCCTTTCTAACTTCAAGTATTGGGTCCATACCAGAATTCATACTTCCAGTTCCCTCATATAAAGTAGTATCTTTTGTTGCGTATTCAAAATAATGCATTAGATATCTCCCATCACCCTACCACGAATATCACTATCAGGGTATTTAATTTCAAATATTGCAGGATCAACAGGTGGATAAATCACTCCATTAAAAGTTGCACTTGCTAAATCATAAATATTATTAGAATATGTATTTCCAGATTGAGTTCCCCATTTATTAGAGAAAATAACTAAGTCATCTCTACCATCATTAGGTTTAACTATAGTTGCCACTCCTTCAACATTCAATATTTCCGCAACTACATCAGCCAAAATTATCGGTTGATTTATTTGCCACTTATCTATGTTAAAATATAATTTTACAGCTGTAACGCATTTTAATAATACTTCGTTCTTATTAAATCCCTTTTTAGTAAAAATTGCAAAATCAAGACCAATATTACATATCCAGGAGTCTTTAAGCTGAACCGCATCTGTCATCATTCTATATTGACTTAAATATGTTTTTATATTTTCTTTAACTGCAGAATTTAATCTTACTAAATGTTTTTCTTGGTTATATCCAATAGTGTACATATTTAATGCCAAGGGATTAGATTGAAATGTAGGATCGGCTTCATTTTGTCCTGTTGCCGCTACTTGTTCATCTTGTATAATATAAACTTTTGCAACATTACCATATTTAGGTGGTAACGAATATACACGAGTTATATAATCATCCTTTGTTACTGCTCTACTTTGTGCTTGAAAATATGCAAGAGCATTTACCTTAATCTCTTCAAGAGTTTCCATTCCACTTCCCCCTGAAGCTGGTTCTGGATTGGATACAATTACAGAATTTTTAGTCTTTGATTCTATTGTGGTATCTAAAGATACTGAACTATCAGTCTGTGCATCAAAGGATCCAACATTAACTATAGTATTGGATGATGTATTGTCATCACTTCCACCACCATAAGAATATTTAACCGTAAGAGTTGTTTCTACAGGAACCTGACCATAAGTTTCCGTATTTAAAAAATTAGCTGGATCAAATGATGTATCAAGAAAACTTGGTGTTCCTGGTAATGAAGAACCAACATTGGATGGATTTGGAATTATTTCTTCATCATTTCCAGAAGAAACTCCCGATCCGAATCTCATTTCAGTTTTTCCGTCTGGTCTTATATATGTTTTAAATCGTTTAGATGTCTTTACTAATTTTAATAAAAAGGGTGCAAAATTTCTACCCTCTACCAAATCTGGTGAATTTAAAGATGTATTTTCCGAATCTGCATATACCGTATCTTGTGCTAAAAATGGAACTTCATACCATTTATTTCCATCACTATCTGTTACCGAAATTATTTCTAATACAGGACTATTTCCAAGTGACACTCTTTTATATTTTTCTGCCACTCCAAAGGTTATTTGTTCCGTAATAACATTACCACTAACTGCCTTTACTTGCTTTTTCAATAACCATTTTGTAATATTACTGTCATTATCTACTTCAAAAATATCTTGAGATCGTGGACTAAATGAACCAGAATCTCTAAATGTTATATCATCGGTTGTTCTAAAAGTTGTTCCATTAGTTGATATTGCTTGCATTCCTGCAGGAATTGTAAGACAATAATCTTCATTTGGTTGTCTTTTACCTTCTGATATATTATTGGGATCGGATGGGACTGTTTGGAACACATCAAGTATTACAGATGCAGCTGAAGCCTGTCTTGGTCTGTATCCATATCCTTGTGATATTTCATATATGGTTTTCTTTTCTTCTGCAAAAGATAACATACTTTCTTTAAATTGTTCATCAATATAATATGATAAAACATCACCTACATATGATGCCATTTCAATGAACATCATACCTGGATCTGATTCATTAAAATCGTTATATGTATTTGGAAAGTATGTCTTTGCAAACTCCATTAAACTATTTCTAAAAGAAGCAAAATCCTTATTTAAATATTTTACTTCTTTACTTACTGCGGTAGTAGCCATTAATCTTCTCCAATAATTTTAAAATGTTGAAAAATTATCCACCAGATTGTACTGCTGATTCAAATTGTTCAAAATCAATAGAAACTTGTTCCGTCGCATCGGGTTGAAACGATAACCCAAATTGTATAGATACATTAATTTGATTTGGATTTCCTTCTGGATGTCCAACATTAATTTTTTTAATAGTTATATATGGCAACCATGTATCAATGGAAGTTTTAATCTCATCCTTTACCCTATCGTCTAACTCATCTGTCATAGGTTCAAAAAGTAAATGATGAAGTGTTGAACCATATAGTGGTTGGCCTAATCTTTCACCTGGAATAGTTTTTAATAAATTCATAATATTCCACTTGGCCTGCTCAATAGTAGTTTTAGTTTGTTTAAAATATCCAGTATCAGAATACCCCATAGGAAGTTTCAATCCAATAAATACATCTGGATTTAAATCTTTTTCTCTTGCTCCCATTTTATTCTCCTCTAATTTCCTAATGCCTGCCAATAAAAAGAATGGCTACCATCAATGGATGCGTTTCTATTAATCTGAAAGTTAGTAGTTGAAATACTTGTGACGGGAAGTACATCTACTACATCTCCATTTCTCCTTTGAGTGACAACATTAAAACACGCGTTTGGAAATACCAATGGAAACTCAAAACTTTGTATATCATCTGAGTTCGAAGTTGCAGTTCCCCATTGTAATATAATACCATTTGGTAAATATGTGTATCCATTAACATCCGCTACACTTTCCTTTATAGACACATTTCCTTCAAATTTTGAATCTCCTTCAAAAGTTGTATCTCCCAGTACTTCTAAATCATCTTGTACTGATACTTGACCTCGTAATACAGTTTCATCGTGAACTTCCAAATTTCCTTCAACTGTCGAATTGCCCTCAACTACAGAATTATCCGTAATTTGTAAATCTTGTTCTCCAATTATATCACCCTTAACTCTTAAATCTGCAGATGTTTTCGCTGGTCTTGGTAATCCTGGTATTGGTGGAATGGGTATCGGTGCTATTAATACACCACCACCTAATATTGTTAGTCCCATTACATTTAATCCAAGTCCAACATTATGAAATCCAAATGTATTAGAAGTTTTTCTGGTTATAAGATTTCCTTTTACATCAGTAGTTTTACCAACCGTTAATTTTTTATCAACACGTAAAGTTTCTTTAATTCGTTGATTTTTATTAACTTGAACATTACCTTTAATAATTTCATTTTTATTAACAATTAAATTTCCACCAATTTCACCATTTTTTTCAATTTTTAAATTTTGACCTAAAGTTAAATCTTTAGTTCCCTGTATGTTTCCGTCTACTATTAAATTGGTGGGTGTCCTTGTTCCCGCGGATTTCAAATTTACTGATCCACGAAATGTGGATGACTTTCCATTTACAGTTAATCCACCACCAATTGTATGATTTCCAATCACACTTGAATTTTTCTTTACAATATTATTACCACCTATAATAATATTATTTCCAACACCTACACTACCTTTGACTTCAAAATCCTTATCCATAGAAAGTTTATTAAATTTAAAAATAATATTTAAACTATCAAAAACTTTTTTAAGAATCTTTAATTTCTTTCCTTTGTCTTTATTTGCTCCACCAAAACTTTTATGTTTTCGTAACATTCTCATTAAAAGAGTTAGTTTAGCTGCTGGTGGTTCAACTTGAGTTAGATTCAACTGACCTTTATCATTTAATGTCAAATTTCCTGGCATTGAATCGGGTTCTAAAAAAGATTTATTACTAAAGATTCTTATGGGATCCATTCCAGTTAAATAAGAATGAATCGCATCTGCATGTTGTTGTGCTGCCTCTGCATTCTTTTTTCTTGATTGTTGTTTATCTTCTGCCGATAAATCTTTTATAATTTTATCATTTTCAATCTTTTCAAGTTTATACTTTAAAAAATTCTTATCTAATGCCATTTCTCACCTCTTATGGACGAAAATTTGTCCCACTCTTTTTCTGGTCTATTGCTTTCATAACTGCTGAATAATCTCTCGTTAATGCATTTGTTACATGGTCAGGAACTTGGTCAACCGAAACACCAGCTCTCTTTATAGAATCTACCGCTGCTATTTCTCGTTTCTTTTCCTTTACGGATTCAGGATTTCCTAAACCAGTTTCTCTCGCGAGTAATTCATTCACTTTACTACTATCAAAAACTCCACCACCCATAGTTTCATATCCACTACCATCTCCTTGTGGAACACCACCGGCGGTTTCGTTCAAAACCTTATTAAGGGCTTTGTTTGTTGTATAGTTTACTTCCTTTTTAGGTTCAGTTTTATACTGTTTTCTAATAGGTTCTTTGAACTCTTTTTCGGTTAAGGGGTCTGAAACTAATTCGATAAGTGATGGTGATTCATTCTCTTTAATAAATATCTCATTTACCTGTTTCTTCACTTCTTTACGAACTACAAGTTCAATTATTTTTATTAACTCTTGTTTCTTCATTTTGTTATCTCCTCATAACGTTATATTGAATCCAAATACTCTTGTAATTCTGGATCTGAAAAACAACTATTTAATTCATCAACTTGTTTTGCTAATTCATTAGAAAGTGCTGATGTATCTAACTTAGAAAAATCTGTATCTGCATCTACTGATGTCCAATCTCCACCAGCGGCCTCACAATCGTTTCTATTGGTAAGTTCTGTAATACTACAAAATCCAAACAATTCTCCATCATCTTCTCCTGTACCGCTTCCTGAACCACTTCCTGTACCGCTAGCCATATTATCTAATGTGGTCGCCTCACTTAACATTTGATCGTATAATGTTTGAAGTTCTTTTATTTCTGCTGGATCTATCCATGTTCCACCTGCGGCTTCACACGATGCCTTGTCCGTAGGTGGCTGTTGTCCCTGTTCGGCTGCACATGCGGCTAAAATTGCCATCAATTGTGATTGTAAAATTGGTAATATCATTGTAAATTTTGCCATTGACCGTATCAGTGTAGCTACACACATATCTACAAGAGTCATAATCTGTAACATATCTATTAGTTTTTCTACAATAGGTACTACTGGAACTGGAAATGTAGCCCATTTTAAAATCTTCTTCGCAATTGCCAGTGCCCTTTGAATAATTTTTATTATTTTCATCATTTTTTGAAAAACTTTTACCATTTTCATTATCAACTTTATAGTATCAAGTAAAAATCGAATGGCATCCTTTACTGGCTGCGTACAAAGTTTTTCTGGATCTAATTTTACCTTATCTATAACCGAATCTACTTCTGTTTGAACTTTCCCCAGAATGGCATTTACTTTAGATAATTGTTTTGTTATAAATGCTGTAAATCCGCTCAGATCAAAAAGTTTTAATTCAGGAAGTTGAAAATCAGCGAACTCTGACAACCAATCTTTTTCTTCATCAGATGGTAACGCCAGACCGGTAAGTGGAGTACAAAATGGATTAAGTTCATCGAGTTGTTCTGGTGGTGTTCCTACTGTTGGTTGTGCAGTTGCATCACCATCTCCACTTCCACTACCATCTCCAGTCCCACCACCATCTTCTCCACCATCTTCATCTTCATCACCATCTCCAGTTCCATCTTTTGATAAAGAATCTAGCAACGCATCAATGTCTGCAGTTTCTGGTCCTGCAATTGCACCGTCACCCGTTACCGTATATGGTGCATCATGCCATTCACCATTATCATATACTTGTCCTTGATGAATTTCCGTTCCTGCTGGTACTGATTCTCCTGCTGAAAATATATAAGTATCGTTTCCTGTTTCAGGCCATATTACTGTTGCACCATATGGTCCAGCCACTCCATTTGCATCACAAAATCGCGGCGACCACTTTTCTACATTACCAAAAATACCACTATTCTCAATAAGTTCACATCCAATAATTATAGGATCACCGGGACCCAATAATCTTTTTTCTTTTGCTAAATATTCACATCTTGTAGGCATCTATTTAGGTCCTCTTATTTGTCCGATGTATACGGTTTTACTCTTTGGTTCATCTAATCTTTTCTTTATTGATAATAATGTACTTTTTAATAGTGATGCTGGTACATTAACAGCTATTAAAGAAGTCGGTGTAATTGGGCTTCCTGGTCCACCGAGAGCCGATGTTAATGATCCTGCAAATTCTGATACGGCATCGATAATAAGAGAAATTAGTTTCATTGTTTGGTCACCACCAAGTGCCGGTTGAGTAGCCGTGAATGTTCCCAATTTTACACCACCGTCATCTGGAACTTCTAAAATTATTCCTCTATTTGCTGAAATATCCACACTATGATTTGAAGATAAATACATAGCCTTTTCTTTAGAATTAAAAACTATTCTATCAGAATTCAAAATTATTTGTTTTCCCTCTAATTTTTTGGCAGAAGGTTCGATATAGTGTCTTACTTTACTTTTTGCTGCAAATTTTATTGGTACTACTTGATCCGTTGTAATCCACAGAGAAGAACCATCTTTATTTATATCTTCGACTACTGGTTTGCCTGGTTCAGTTTCTTCTACTCCTTGTCCCGCCCTTATTAAAATATTTGGTGAATTTTCTTTTCCAGTATCTTCATCTTGACCTTCTATTTCTGTTATATTGCTTCCAAATCTAATAGATTGTCCAAACCTACCATTAAATGTTATATCTCCCTCATTCGACAAAAGTTGTCTAATTCCAGAATTAGGATTAAAATGATGTATTAATCTATTTTCCAAAGCGGGATTTAACTTTCCTTCTACATTACCAATATTTGGTGCAGAATTAAAATTAATAGAATTAAATAAATTTACTTTTTGTGTATAATACCATTGTCCAATATACCGTGCCACTATTACAGTTTCTCCGGGTAGGGGATATTCTTTAATATTCGAATCTAATGGTCTAGCAACTATAGTTTCTCTATCATTTTTTCTACTAATATTTAATTTAACTGTTGCCCATCCATATTGAGTCCAATCTGGTTTATCATCGTCATTTAATGGTAAATCCTTTTCATCTAAATTAATTCCCACTACTTCTGCTGGTTCTAATTCATAAAACTCTGGAGTTGCTTGCATTATCTTACTGTACAAGTTTCCAACTTCTTTCATAGTGGCAGGACCGTTAGGATGAACTATATATTCATCATCGCGATTTATCTTATATGCCATTAATTTTCCTTAACTGTTTGTATATCTTCTGTGATATCATCTGATTTTTTTTGTATATCCACAACTACATCGTCTATACTTTTAAGTAATTGTTCTTTTTCTTTCTCTGATAAACCAAACTCTGACTCCGAACCACCTTTGTTTTCGGCAGCAATTAATCGTTGAACAACGGTTGCCAGTTTGACAAGTTGTTCATCATTCTTTACATTTATTTCCAAATACTCTTTTATCATAGGGATTAACTGAATAGCCATATCCCCATCTTTGATAAATGAAGCAACTTCTTTTACTAACATTTCAAGTTGTGTTTTATTATGTTTGGAATTATCATAAATATCTTTGAATAATGATGATAGTGATTTACCCTCAAATAATTCGTAATCTTGACTCATT